CTTGAACAAGGCGGCGAAGAATCTCAAGCGCAAGCAGAAATCGCTGTCGCGCAAAGTGAAAGGCTCGAACAGCCGGAATAAAGCCCGGCAACTGGTCGCTCGCGCGCATGAGCGCGTTGCTTGCGCCCGTAAGGACTATTTGCATAAGCTGTCTCGACGGATCGTTAACGAGAACCAAGTGATCGCCGTCGAGACGCTGAATGTGAAGGGCATGATGAAGCTACCGACGCTGGCGCGCGCCATTTCTGATACGGGATGGTCGACGTTGGTAAGTTTTCTTGAATACAAGGCGGGGCGCGCCGGCAAGGCGTTCGTGAAGGTGGATCGCTGGTATCCGTCGAGCAAGACTTGCTCGACGTGTGGCTCGATCGCTGAGGCTATGCCGCTCGATGTTAGGTCGTGGAGTTGCCTGCATTGCGGGGAGAGACACGACCGCGATGTCAACGCGGCGATAAACATCCGAGACGAAGGTCTCCGGATATTGGCGGGTGGGCTGCCCGCTGCTGCTGGTGGAGGCAATGTCAGACATGGCGCGAGGCGTAATCCTCGCGGTCGTGCAGTTGCTGGTGAAACTAGAAGCCTCGTCCTTCAGGGCGAGGAGTAGTCACAATGCTGGAGGCGTAATGGACAAAAACCTTATCGCGGCCGTGAACTTCGCACTCCTCTACGAAGGCGGTTTTGTCGACGATCCGCACGATCCCGGCGGCGCGACAAATAAAGGCATCACGCTCGCCACCTACCGGCTCGACGTCAATCCGCATGGCGCTGTCGCCGATTTGCGCCACATGACGGTGGAAACGGCGTCGGCTGTCTATCGCAAGCACTATTGGGCGACGATCAACGCCGATGCGCTTGCGGGCGGCGTCGACGTACTGGCCTTCGACATTGCCGTGAACATGGGCGTTGGCCGCGCCCGGCAGTTCCTGGCGCAGACAGCAAAACTGCCCCCTGCGGCGCGGGTGCAGACGCTGCACAATCTTCGCATGGGATTTTGGAAACGCCTTGCAACGTGGGCGCGTTTCGGTAGAGGTTGGACGGTGCGCGAGGTCGCGTGCCTTAAACTGGCGAGGAGTTTGCTATGAAAGGGTTTCGCACGGTTTTGTATGGGCTTGCGGTCGCGACGGTCCCGTCCGCGCTGGTCTATCTCGGCGGCGTGGACTGGACGCAGTTCGGTATCAGCCCGTCGGTGGCGGCGGTGATTGGCGCGGGGATCGTTGGGTTTCGCGCCTACACCACCACGGCCATCGGCAGCAAGAACTGAGGCGCGCCCATGAAACGCTTTTTCTTGGCGGCGGCGCTCTTGACCGCCGCGCTCCCCGCGCAAGCTGGAAACCCGCTTAACGCGCTCGGCGCGTGGGCGGACGCGGACATTCAGGCGGCGGTCGCCGCAGCGACGGCGGACCCCGCGCTTCAGGACACTGTCGGCGCGGCGTGCTGGAAACAGATGGGCTCGCTGGTGTCCATTCTCAAAAAACACCCGTTGCCCGCGACGCTGCATCTGGCGACAGACATTGAGTACGCCCGCCTGACACAAGCATCGCTGAACCAGCTTTGCCGCAACCCAAGTTGCTCGCAAGTGTGGGCGGATATGGCGAACAGTGTCCGGGCTTTCAGCGTGCTCCCCCTACCGTTCTCGTTCGCGTCATTGTGCAGCAAAGTCCCCATCGTCGGGCTGACGGCAGCGTCGACAAATTGAGGCCACGGCTATGTCGGACACACTTCCTGAGGTTCCGAGCTGGCTGGCGACGGCGGCGACATTGGCGGTCGCGGCTCTTGGGACGCTTGGTGGGTTCATTATCGCCCTGGTCAACCGCACGCCAGCTTTGCAGTCAGCCATCGATCAACGGTTGCAGACGCTGATTGAGGGCTATGAGAAGCGTATTGTGGACCTCACAGAGGAAGTCCACTCGTTGCGCGAAGAGGTCAAGAGTTTACGCCAGGCTTTGGACGCTGCGCGAGCTGTTGCTGATTAATCGGCTTGACAGTTTGTCAAGTAAATTCGTATTTATAGGGATCGATTTGCCGCCGTAAGCGGCACACGACCTGCGACCGTAAGCCGCTGAAGGGAAGTAACATGATTGGTGACGACGACGAACTGGACGGTCCCGATGAAGAAATCGAAGATCAAGACGAAGGCGAAAATGCCGGACTCGACGACGACGAAGGCGGGGACGGGGGCTCAGGGGAAACCGAAGCTGAAGGCGATGAAGCCGAAGAAGGGTTAGCCGAACCCGAGCCAAAGCAGCCGAGCCGTGCGGCTCGGCGCATCCAGGAGACCACGCGCCTGGCGCGTGAGGCAAATGAGAAGGCGGCGCGGCTGGAGCGGGAGCTTCAGGAACTGCGCGCCGAGCGGGCCAAGCCGCAAGGCGAGACCCCTGAGCAGGAAGCCGCGCGGCTGTCTTTGATGACCGCCGAAGAGCGCATGGACTATAAGCTGGAGAAGGCCAGCCGGGAGAACCAGCGGCAAATGAACCTGCTGCGGTTTCAGTCGGCGGACCAGGCGGACAAGGCGGCGTATGACGCCAAAGGCGCTTACGATCCCCGCTTCAAGAAATACGAGCCGGAAGTCGAGCGGCTGCTACTCGCGGAACGCAAGGCGGGCAGGGACTTCCCCCGCGAAACGATTTTGAAATTCGTTCTCGGGGAGCGCGTCATGCAGAGCAAGAAGGACATCGCGTCGCAGAAGAAGGCGGGCGAGAAGAAGGTTCAGCAGCAGAGCGCCAGGGCCGGCAACTCCGGGTCGGATCGCTCGGCGCAACGGGGGCGGGTCGGCACGGGCAACTCCATTGCCGATCTGGAGAAGCGTCTTGAAGGCGTTACCATTTGAACTGGCGGGCATTCCGTCAGGCTTCGTAAGGAAAGACGGACATGCCTATCAACAGTTCTGGATCGTTTCAAGCGGACGTTGAAGCCTATATTGCCCAAACGACCTTGCCGCTCGCGCGGCGTCGGCTTGTGGCGTACCAGTTCGGCGATCCGCTGACGCTCCCCAAAGGGCGCGGTGTGACGTATCAGGCCGCGCGCTGGAACCGCGTTCCGCTTCCCTACGCACCGCTCTCGGAAGGCGTGCCCCCGCTTGGCCAGTCCATGACGGTGACGATGGTCTCGGCGACCGCCGTGCAGTGGGGTGACAAGATCACCCTGACCGACGTGGCCGAAATGACGATCAAGCATCCGATGTTCAAGATCGCCAAGGAGCTGTGCGCCCTGGCCGTCGCCGAAACCTTGGACCGCAACACCTACAACAACCTGAACGGCGGCACGCAGATCAACTACGTGAACTCGCGTGGCGCGCGGGCGTCGCTGGTCACGGGCGACGTGCTCAACCTTCATGAAATCAACCGCGCCTACGCGGCGCTGTCCTACCTCGGCGCACCGCGCTACATGGGTGACGAACAGACGGACACCAAGATCGACGTGGGGTCGGGGGGCTCGAAGGCTTCGTCCGACCCGCGTGGCATCCCGCACTACTCGGCCATCGTGCATTCGTTCGTTGTCCAGGACATCCGCGAGAACTCGACCTTCGTCACGGCGTCCAGCTATTCGGACATCAACAAGCTCTACAACGCCGAGATCGGCGAACTCGGCGGCATCCGGTTCTGCGAGAGCAACATGGTCCCGTCGTGGACTGGCGTGGCGCAGATCAACGGCACGCCGGGCAGCGCGGGCGCGTTGGCGACTGGAACCTATTATCTCCAGGTCACGGCGTCGGACACGCAGAACCAGTACGAGAGCCAAGTCTATCAGGTTTCGACTTCGGCTGCGGTGGTAGGCCCGAACGGCTCCATCTCGGTTACGCTTCCTTCGACGCCCACGGGGTTCACGTTCAACGTCTATGTCGGCACGACGACCAGCCCCGGCAACCTCGGCATCACGGCGGCAGGCCCCACGGTCGGGCCACTGGCGGGGCAGGCGGTGCAGCTTGCGGGCGGGCAGACGATCACGATCACGGGCGTCGGTCTCGCGCAGACCCCGCCCGCAGCCCCGGCGACAGGCGTCACGGTTTACCCGACGTACATCTTCGGGCGCGGGGCTTACGGTCAGGTTTTGCTGGACGACATCAAGTATTCGTACCTTGATAAGGCCGACAAGTCGGACCCGTTAAATCAGCTACGAGTAATCGGCTGGAAAACAATGTACGGCACGATTTTGCTCAACCAACTGTTCTTCATGCGGGTCGAAAGTACTTCTGCTTTCAGCGCTAACTTCGGTTAAGCAAAGTAAAAGCTTCCAAGTACGCTGCGGCCTTTCGCAGCGTACTTGGGCTATCTCTGAATTTTCCTAGACCCGTATTACAGTTGCTGCATAGCAGGGCTCTAATTCGTCCAGATGAGTGGCAATGATCGACGTGGAAACCGCCGTTACCCTTGGGCTCTGTAGTCGCGCAGATCGCGCACCTGTAGTCCTGCGCGGCGAGCAGCGCGCGGTATTCATCTCCTGTTATGCCGTAGTTCTTTTTGCGCTCGTAATCGCGAAAGCGTTCCGGGTCTTCGAGGCGGGCGCGTTGGTTGCTTTCTCTCGAAAGTTTACGGGCGAACTCAAGGTTTTCATCGCGCCATTTTTGGTAGCGTTTGGCCCCGTTCTCTTTACCCTCAGGCGACGCCATGTAGCGTGCATTGTCTTCTGTCTGGCACACTTTGCATCGGTATGTCAGCCCATCGCCGCGCGACTTGTCCTTGTAAAATTCCGTCAGTGGTTTAATTTCTTTGCACTTGCCGCACGTCTTCATGTTGGCCTCCTGTTGTGGAAACCCAACATAACCTTCCAAACAGGAGCCTGTCAATGGCCTTGAGAACTTTAGGCACCTCCGCCACCACGTCCCTGGCCGCGCAGATTTTCACGCGGCAGATGGCGCAAGCGGACATCGCGGCCATCTGCAACAACATCAAGGATGACCTGGTCAACGGCCATCCGATCAAGCCCGGATCGTTCGAACAGGGCCAGCTCTACATCCCGAACCGGGGGGTGCTTAAACTTCTTCCCGGCGACTATGTCGCCTATGACAGCACGGGCTGGCCAATACTGCTTTCCGCGCTTGCCATCGCCAGCGGCCCGTGGTCGCATTCCTAACCCCTGAGAGACACCCATGGCCAAGAACACAACGCCCAAGCCGCCCGTCAAGCCCGCCGCGCATGTCCTTGCCCGCGACGTGGACTTCTCGGTTCTGTCCGAGGAACGCAAGGCCGAACTGCGCGAGAAGGCGGAAGCCAAGGTCCGCGCGCAGCAAATCCTTGAGGCCGAGGACGCCTATCTGGCCAAGCAGATGGACGATCTGGACAAGGAGCTTCACCCTGAGACCGTGTACGAAATGCGGGACCTCAGGCTGGACCTCGCGCTGTACGCCGACCGGGTTACGCTTGACGGCAAGGCCTATTATCATGGAGAACTCTATACGGTCCCCAAGCCCGTCTATGACGTTCTCAAGGAGTGCGAGGCGCGCACCTGGCGTCACGATGACGAAATCCGTTCCGGCGACACCAACGACGCCTTCTACCGCAAGTCCCGGCAGATGTCGGTCAACATGCGGACGGGAGCGACGACTTCTGCCGGGGCTCCCCTGAGGTTCTGATATGCCCGAGACTCCCGATCTTAATGTCCCCGCCATCGGCATCTCCCTGACACACACCGTTGCGGAGAACCGCAACATCGTGTTTCAGGGTTTCATCCCCGCCGCCGCGCCGCGCGCCGAACTCGACGCGCTGCTCGACAAGCTGTTCGCCGCGTCGGCGCGGCAGCAGGCTATCGCCACGCTCCCCGGCTTGCGCAAGCGTCTGGTCAACGAAGAGAAGATGTTGGTGCGCGCCACCGAGGACATCTACCGCCTCGACAATGAAGGCATTGCCGCTGACAGCGTCGCCGACGCCCTGCACGCGACATCCGGCAAGCGCGGCGCACGCGCCGTCACGCCACTGCAACGCCAGGAAGAGGCCAAGCGCCAGCAGGACAGGGCCAACGCCAAGACGACGCTGGAGCGGTACCGCTACGACATCGAACGCCTACGCGAGGAAATCGCGGAGCAGGAAGACTTGATCGGAGCCTGACATGCCTCTCGTCGCGTCGCAGATCGTCACGCTTGCGACGCAGATCGCCAAGTGCCCGTCCTTCATCACGCAGGGCGGGCAGTTCCTTAACTCGGTTTTGGCGGACCTGTGCCAGGACTACGACCTGGTCGCGGCGCGCGGGATAACCAATTTCGTCTTTCAGACTACAAGCACAGGCTCTGGCCCCTACGCGCTCGGCGTGACTGACTGGCTCCGCGCCAACCGCAACGACGTCTTCTATACGATCCAGGGCGTGAAGTACGTCATGATCGGCGTCGAGATGGCCGAGTACGACGCGCTGGTGCAGCAGGCGGGGCTTAACGCCTATCCCGAGAACTACGCCATTGACAACTCGGCGGAAGGGATCGCCGCGAACGGCGGCGCGACCATGTATGTTTGGCCCCCGGCTGCGGGCGCGTGGCCCGTCACGGCGCGCTACCAGCGGCAAATGCCCGACCTGACCCTGGCGCAGCTCGCCGACACGGTGACGGTCCCCTGGTTCCCGAACCAGAACTACCTCATCACCAAGACCGCCGCGCTGCTCATGCAGCTCACCAACGACGACCGCAAGGACAAGTTTGATACGGACGCCGAGCGCATGGCCAAGAAGTTCTTGACGCTGCAAGACGAGAGCGATGAAGTGGTCAAGACGGTGACGCTCGACCGCCGCCGCTTCGGCACGCCGTGGAACCGGGTTAAGAATACAAAACTGATCGGCTGGTAGATATGACCACCAGCCTCCGTCACACGCAGGTTGTCCGGTTCTCGCCTTCGGGGCTGTCCGACAGCCTTGACGAAACAGACCTGTTCCCCGGCGCGATGGCCGTGTTGCAGAACCTAATCCCCGACCCGACGACCAAGAACGTGTGGACGTGCCGCCCCGCGTCGGTGCTCCAGACAAACTTCGCGGGCTTCACAGCGCCGGGGACCATCGCCTGTTTCAAGGTTGTGGGGTTACTGGTCTACGGGCTTATCGCCAGCGGGCGCACAGTCAACTATGACGAGCCGTTTTGCTTCAACCTCCTGACAGGGACGTTCGTGCCCGTTTCAGGCATCACAGCCGCCAACGTCCCGGCGACACAGACCACGGTTGGTGACTGGACCCCGCCGACGATGGACGCGGCAGGCGTCAACCTGATCGTCACGCATCCGGGGTTCGACGGCATCACGAACTTCTTTGGCTGGTTCGACACGTCCAATCCTGGCGCGCCAGTATGGCACGCTGGTAACACCGCAGCCGGCAGCCTCATATCGTTTACGACGGTTCCGGCGTGGGTGGCGCAGTTCAACGGGCGCGCTTATTTCGGCATCAACCCCCCAACAGGCCAGCCGTCCGTGGTCTTTACGGACAGCTTGACGCTGAAGGTCACGAACGCGAACCAGGCGCTTACGTTTGGCGACAACTTGATGCTGACCGCCGCCAAGGGACTACCGCTCAACAACCAGCTCGGCGGCGTCATCCAGGCGCTGTTGGTCTTTAAGGCGGCGGGTTCGATCTACCAGGTGACGGGAGACTATCAGGGCTCGACACTGGCGATCAACACGTTGAACACCGCGACCGGAACACTGTCACCACGATCCATCGTGTGCACCCCCAATGGCGTCGGGTTCCTCGCGCCTGACGGGTTCCGCATCATTGACTTTGACGCGCATGTGTCGGACCCCATCGGTGTGGCGGGCGCGGGTATCAATGTCCCGTTCTTGCAACCGCTTTACCCGTCGCGCGTCGCGGCGGCGTGCAATGCCGACGTGATCCGTATTTCGATCCAGAACCAGCAGCAGACCAGTTCGCCGTTCCAAGAATACTGGTTCGATCTGCCGCGCAAAGTCTGGTCGGGACCGCACACGTTTCCAGCGGCGGCGATAGATGTCTACCAGAACTCTTTCATCGTCGCGCCCGTCAGCGCGCCAGGCGCGTTGTTCTTGAGCGCCACCACGCCTATAAACGCTTCCTCGGTTACTGAGAATGGTGTGGCGCTTACGTGGGTGTGGCAGACGACAGTTCTTGCGGACAACGACGAGATGGCGATGTCCGAAGCGGTTGAGATGCAGTTGAAGACGACGCAGAACATCGGTATGCCGGCGTTCACGTTGGTCGCGCAGGACGAGAACGGCGTGTCTTTGGGTTCCGTCGTCTACAGCTTTTCAGGCGTGATCTCGAACTGGGGTTCAGCGGTTTGGGGCGTGTCGACATGGGGGGGCTTCATCGCCGCGCTTTACCCGCGCCAAATAAGTTTCCCCGCGCCTGTGGTCTATAACCGACTTTCAATCAAGGCTTCCGGTCCAAGCTGTATCGGGTTCAGGATCGGGGATATGTTCATTCGCCGCCGAGTGCTCGGCTACATGCAGGCCACGCCATGAAAATAATCGCGCTCCTGATTTCGCTGCTGTTCACGTCCCCCGCTTGGGCGCTCATATGCTCTGGCGTCCCCTACATTTTTGTTGATGGCCCCGGCAACATCATCTATTCGGCGCAGGTCAACGCTAATTTTACGACCGTGGTCAATTGCATCAATACCGGCGTCGCGACCAGCGGCGTCAACGCCAACATCACCACGCTGACGGGCCTCACGTCGCCGCCCGCCGCTGCGGGGTCTCTGGTCTTTCTTGGTGGGTCCGTCTCCGGGTCTAATGCGATTGTCGTGGGCGCGACGACCCCCACAGGGTTTTCTTACACCGCTGGCAAGAGGCTGGTGTTCATAGCCGCTCTTGCCAACACGGGGGCGACGACGCTTCAAGTGGCTGGCGGGGCGGTGGCGAACCTGTACAAGATCAACAGCGGCGCGGTTCAAGTGCTTACTGGCGGGGAGCTCATCGGCGGGCAGGTGGTGGACGTGGTCTATGACGGGACGCAGTTCGAACTCATATCCACGCCGGCAAACACGCCGCCGCCAACATCCGCTGTTCCCGCTGGCGCGGTTATGGCTTTCTACCTTTCGTCATGCCCGGCAGGATGGCTTCCGGCGAATGGTTCTAGCGGCACTATAAACCTGGTCGGCTATTTCGTTCGCGGCCTCGACACTGGGGGTGTGGTGGACCCGACCGCGCGCACGCTAGGGTCAATCGAAGCGCACCAGCTTCAGGATCATACGCACACGGTTCCAGGGGCTGCGGCGGGCACTACAGGCGGGGGCGGGGCGGCGTGGCTTAACCCTGGTCCGACGACAACCAGCATCCCCACTTCCGGCAACCACGGCACGGAAACCCGCCCGGTCAACGTCGCTCTTTTGTATTGTCAAAAACAGTAAAACCCCTACAGTCAACCAAACTCAGGAGAACAGCCGTGTTCAAGAAACTTCTTCTCGCTTCCGTCGCGGCGCTCTTCGCCACGGCGGTTTACGCCGGCAACGTGCCCGCTATTCCCGGCAACCAGCCAATCGACCCTTCGGGCGAAGCGACGGTTATCAACGGGCTTGTGCAGTCGATCAACGCCAACACGACGGGCTTGCTTGGCACGACCATTACGCCCGTGGCCACGACGCTGACCACGATCCAGACGCTCGCCACCTACACGCTCAACGGCGGTGTGCTGGCGAACGCGGGCCAGGGGCTGCACGTCCACGTTTGGGGCGTCAACTCGGCGGACGCCAACGTGAAGACCCTGACGCTGGCCTTCGGTTCCGCGAACACGGCGCTTGTCGTCACCGGCTCGGGCAACACATGGTTCGCTGACTTCTACGTGTTGAAGACTGGCCCTTCGACGCAGACCATCGAAGGGCACGGCCTGACGGGCACCACGCCGGTTGCAGTCGTGGCCTCGACGGCGACGCAGACCGACACGGCGGCGATCACCGTTCTGGTCCAGGGCACGGCGGCAACGTCGGGCACGATCACGCTTTCGGGCGGCTACATCGAACAGTTGAAGTGAGGGCGACATGGCAAAGGGAAAAGGCAAGGGCATTCTGGCCGGGCTGACGAAAAAGAACCCGTCGCCGGACGACGCCAGCCGCAAGCCGAAGGGCGGGAGTGTGAACGATGGGGCAACCCGCAGTGAGCCGTCCAAGGCTGACGCCACTATCGGCCCGCGTTCGGCCTGAGGTCTCGCTACAGCGCGAGCCATTCTCATGGGTCGGGGGCGAGCTTAAGGCGCTGGCGAAGCGGCAGTTCGATGAGGTCGGCGTCGAGCGCGAAGCGGTTCCGCTCGATCCTGATTGGGATCGGTACTTTGAATATGAGCGCGCGGGCATCCTCCATATCTGGACGGCCCGCGCGAACGGCATTTTGGTGGGCTATGTCGTCTGCCTGGTCGCACCTGGAATACACCACGTCTCGACGCTGCACGCTTACGCCGACCTGTTCTATCTGGCCCCGGAGTGGCGCGCGGGGGGTTTAGGGCGGTGGCTCCTGAAGTCCGTTGAAGCGCCGCTTAAGGCGTTGGGCGTCAAGGTGCTGCGCCTCAACACCAATGATACCTACCGCCCTGACGCGCAGGGGCGTTCATTGGTCAGCGCCATGCTGGTGCGCGGGGGCTTCACGCGCGTCGAGACTGTCCACCAGAAGGTTCTTTGAGATGTCCAGCGGCGCAAGTCTCCCGGCCAATCCGACCCCTGCCTACTCGTTTCAAAGCCAGCCGCAGGCGGATGCGGGGGCGATGGGCGGGATCAACACGCAAGCGCAGACGACGCAGAACGTCAACAACCTGTACAACTCAGGGGCTTCGACGCAGGCGGGTTCGAACCTGACACAGGCGTCCAACACGCCCTTGGGCTACCAGGGGCAGGCGTTGGCCACGGGCTTCGACCCACAGAACCAGCTTTACGCGCAGCAGTACCAGCAGAACCAGGACCAGACGAACGTCGCCAACGCGCAGAACGGCGTCGCCAACACGCCCTACGGCGCGGGTATCGCGGCGCAGTCCAACCAGAATTTTGACACCAACTGGCAGAACCAGCAGCTCCAGCGCCAAAACACAGCGGCGAACACCGCGTCAACGCTTGGCTCGACGGCGGGCAACGAGGCGACGACCGGCACGGCGGTTGGCCAGAGCGTGCCGCAGTTCTCCACGTCACAGCAGCAGCAAACGATACAGGACTTTTTGTCCTATCTTCAGGGCGGCTCCAGCGCGACCAATGCGGGCACCAGCCAGTACGGCGCGGAGAGCAGCGCGGCGCTTGGCCAGCAGGCGGTCGATAACCAGGCTCTTGGAGGGCTCGGCTCGCTGCTCGGCACGCTCGGCGGCGCGGCGATCAAATACGGTTAAGCTGGAGGGGCCTAAGTGGGTATCGGGATCGGAGGCTTGGGGAGCCTGGCAGGCGGCGTCTCGCAGGGCGCGACCCCGTATATTCAGCAGCTCTTGCAGCAGCAGCAAGCTAATCAGGGGCAGGGGCTTGCTGGTCAGGCGCTCGCTGGCATGAACGGCGTCAACGTCCCCGCGCAGTCGCAGAGCCCCCTTGCCGGGTTGATGTCCAAGCTTGGGATCGGCGGCGCGCAACCGCCTGTGCAGAACGCGCCCCCGCAGCAGGCCCCGGCGCAACAGCCCCAACAACAGGCGCAACCGCCCGCGCAACAGCCGCAACAAGGCGGCGGGTTCATGGACGCCTTGGCGAAGATTGAGAGCGGCAACAGGAACATCCCGAGCCAGACAGACCCCGATTACGCGGGGCAACCGGGTTCAAAGAGCCAGGGCTTTTTTCAGATCGACACGCCGACGTGGCGACAGTTCGCGGCGAACGTTCCTGGCGCGGCGCAGTACCCGAACGCCATGGCCGCGCCGCGTGAGATCCAGGCGCAAGTGGCGTCCGCTATCCCCGCCGCCCGGTTCGGCCCCCGCACGCAGCAGATGCTCCAGCAGCAGTATGGAACCTTCGACCTGCACAAAACGATTGGGGAACTCAACGCGCAGTTTCAAGGGGTCGGGAGGCCGGGCGGCGGGCAGCAGGCGCAACCCCAAGGCCAGCCGCCGCAGGCTGGACAAGTGCAGCAGATGCAGTTGGCCGACATTGTCCAGGCCATGAAGCGCGCCAAACCCGACCTGAACGGCGTAGAGCTTATGCAGGCTGTGGGCCAAATTCTGCCCATCATGAACGTGCAGGCCGCGCAGCAGTATCACGCCGTGCAGCAGCAGCTAGCGCAGCAGCGCATCAACCAGGGCGAAGAGAAGATACAGACAACACAACGCGGCCAGGACTTGAGCCACGAAGACCGGCAGGCTGGCCAGTCAGAGAAACGCCGCGAGTTCGATGGACGCCAGGAGCGGTTGAAAGGCCAGTTTGAAGCGAAGACGCAGCAGTTTGAAGAGAAGCTGCAAGCGACGAAGGACATGGCCGAACGCCGCAACATCCTTAGCGAGGCCAATGCGGCCATAAAAGAGCAGCTTTCAGCCGAGCGCGCCGAGATTGCCGCCTCGAACATCCTTGATGGAGAAGCGAGGGCACAGCTCTTGAAGGAGGCCAAGGACCGCGCCGAAGAGGCCAAGGACCGCGTCGAGGCCGCGATGAAGCTCAAGAGCGTGCCGGACAGCGCGAAGTCCGCAGCTCCAGGCGGCAAGGCCCCCGAGCGAGCGGCGACGCCCGGCGCGGTGGGCGGCTACGCCCCGAAGCCCGAAGCGCAGCCGGCACAAGGAAAAGCGGCCCCGCCAGAGATGCTTGCGCAGGCTAAAGAGGCGCTGCAAAATGGAGCCCCCCGCGAGGCCGTGGCAGCGAAGCTGAAAGAACTGGGTTACAGCGACGAAGGTTTGTGATGGCTGAAAACCCCTTTGCGTCGCTGGTTCCAAAGGCCCAACCGGGCGGCAACCCTTTTGCTTCCCTGGTCCCGCAGAAGAGCGCGGGCGGCAACCCCTTTGCGTCGCTGGTTCCAAAGGCCCAACCGGGCGTCGCCGCGCGCGTGATGGGGGCCGTGGGCAGCGGGCTTGGTGAAACATGGAACCGCACCAAAGAGGGGTTTACGGAAGCGCGCAACGATATGGGCGACGCCTACCAAGAGGGGCGCGACATCGCGCGC